TAGAAATTTTGGGGCTAAGAATCCTAATCCAGTTACAGCAGATAATCGTCCAAATGAAATCATTCATTTTAAACAATACTCTCCACTAAATACATTTTATGGAGTACCAGATATTATTTCTGCTATATCTTCATTGCACGGGGACCAATTAGCATCTCAATATAATATTGATTACTTTTCTAATAAGGCTGTTCCACGATACGTAGTTACATTAAAAGGTGCAAAACTTTCTGCAGATGCCGAAGACAAAATGTTTAGATTTTTACAAACAAGTCTAAAAGGCCAATCTCATAGAACGCTGTACATACCACTTCCTGGAGATAGTGATACTAATAAGGTTGAATTTAATATGGAACCAATTGAGAATGGCATCCAGGATGGTTCTTTTAAAGAATACAGGAAACAAAATCGTGATGATATTTTAGTTGCACATCAAGTGCCATTGTCTAAATTAGGTGGCTCTGACTCATCTGCAATCGCAGCAGCCTTAGCACAAGATCGTACATTTAAAGAACAGGTTGCAAGACCAGCACAGCGTCAATTAGAAAAAATGATCAATAAAGTTATTCGTGAAAAGACAGATATTCTAGAATTTAAATTTAACGAATTAACTCTTACAGATGAAATTGCTCAATCACAAATTCTTGAGAGATATGTAAAGACTCAAGTTATGCTTCCTAATGAGGCCAGACAGCAATTAGGATTGCCACAGGCCCCACATGGAGATGAGCCTTTTCAACTAAAACCACAAGACGCAGCAAATGAAACTGCCAACAGACAAAGGGATTCTGAAAGAACAAATAGTCAATCTGACGGGGCAGCAACAGTGTCAGGAAGAAATCCAAAGGGCGAAGGCAGATCATCTCAATAACTGAGATATCGTAAAAAAGTGCCCTATAATATATACTAGTATGACTATATCTAAAGCCCAATGGAATACTGAGGGCGAACAACTTCGCCTTTCAATGCCTTTTAGTAAGGTAGATAAAGAGAGACGTACCGTCTCAGGATTTGCTACATTAGATAACGTTGATAAACAAGATGATATTGTTACAACAGAGGCAAGTTTAAAAGCATTTAAAAAGTTTCGTGGAAATATTCGTGAAATGCATCAGCCATCCGCTGTAGGAAAAATGGTTTCATTTAAAGAGGATAAGTATTATGATGCAGATTCAGAAACAATGTATAGCGGAGTTTTAGTTTCTGCATATATATCAAAAGGTGCACAAGATGCATGGGAAAAAGTTTTAGACGGAACATATACAGGTTTTTCAATTGGTGGAAGAATGAATAAGTGGGATCAAGCATATGATGATCAAGTACAAAAACAAATTAGAGTTATTAAAGATTATGATTTAGTAGAATTATCATTGGTAGATAGTCCAGCAAACCAATTTGCAAATATTGTATCTGTAGAAAAGGTAGACGGTGTAGATATTGTAAAAGGTATGGAAACAGCAATTGAAAATGTTTTTTGGGATAAGGAATCTGGGATCGTTATGGTTTCAGAAAATGAATCAGAGGTTAGTCCTACATCTGGAATCCAAATGCAAAATATAGGTTTCGTTGAAAAAACAGACAACGAGAAAACAAGCATGATCAAATTCTTAGTCGAAAGTGCTAAAGGCACAAGTATTTCTAAGATAGACAAGGAGGAAAATCCTATGGCAAAAACAACAAAGAAAGAAGTAGCAGAGATCGTTGAGAAATCTGATGCTATTGTTGAAGATGTTCAGGTCGCTCCGCAGGCAGATGCCTTAGTCGAAACTGCTGAAGTTGCAAAATCAGAAGATGTTGTAGCAGAAGCAATTTCAACAACCGAACAGGCTGTAGTAACAGAAGTAACCAAGGCAGAAGAGTCAGTGGTTGCAGAAGTTGCTAAGTCTGAAGAGGTAGTTGCTGAAGTTAAGACTGAAGAGGTATCTAAGTCGGATGAAGTAATTGCAGAAGCAGTTACAGAAATCAAAAATACTCTCACATCAGCCTTTAGCGATCTAGTTGCAACCGTTAAGTCTCTACAAGAGCAGGTTAATGCAATTACAAAGTCAGTTGATGCAGTATCACAAGATGTTACCGCAGCAAAAGACGAATTTAGTGAGTTTGGAAAGCGTGTTGACGCTGTTGAAGCAGACACAGCATTCCGAAAATCTGGCGATCTCGGTGAGATTGTTCAAGAGCAACCAGAAATGGTTGAGAAATCCCTATGGGGCGGTCGTTTCCTCAAAACAGCCGACTTATTTCGATAAGTTTAAATCACTAGGAGGTGTAATAATGTCGGAAGAAATCAAGAAAAATCAGCCAGGTACTAGTGGCAACATTGGTGGAACTGCTCCAGGCCTTTACCAAGGTCAAGGTGCATTCGCATCAGGTTCAGATGCTGCAGCAAACGTGCCAGGCAATTACTCCGATGGTGGTGTAATTGGAAATATTCCAACTGCACTGTCAGGAGTGACAACAGGTCCAAACGCAGTTAACCCTTCAGGTGATGCTGGTAGCGGTATTCTTCGTCCAGAACAAGCACGTCGGTTTATCGACTATGTTTGGGACGCAACAGTACTTGCACAGGATGGCCGTCGTGTAACAATGCGTGCTAACACAATGGAACTTGAAAAAGTTAACGTTGGTGAGCGTGTAATTCGTGCTGCTTCACAAGCAGTTGGTGACTACACCAACGCTGGAGCAACATTCAGCAAGGTAGAACTTACAACCAAGAAGATTCGTCTAGATTGGGAAGTTTCTGCAGAAGCACTAGAAGATAACATCGAAGGTGCTGCACTTGAAGATCATATCGTTCGCTTAATGACAAATGCATTTGGTAACGATATTGAAGATCTAGCCATTAACGGTGACGGATCAACAGGATCATTCCTTTCAATCATGGAAGGTTTCGTTCACAAAGTACAAAACGATGGAGATGCTCACGAAGCAGAAGTAACAGTTACTGATAATGCGTGGACAACTCCAGTTATGCAAGACATCATTCTAGCAATGCCACGTAAGTATCGTGCTATCAAGCAGAACCTAAAGTTCTATGCTGGTACAGATGCTTTCCAAGGTATCGTTAAGAACAATGGTACTCTTGCAGATGCTGTTGCTGAGGCTTTTGCTGGTCAAGTACCAGGAAGCACACAAGCAAATCGTCAAAATTACTTAGATGGTATGGGTCAAACATTCGGTGGAGCACGTACAACTCGTGTTCTAGGTGTTGACGTTCAAGAAGTTCCTTACTACCCAGCAGGATATGTTGATTTGACATTCCCTGCTAACCGTGTATGGGGTTTCCAAAGAGACATCACAGTAAACCGTGAGTACCAACCAAAGAAGGACACTGTAGAATATACAGTATTCGTTCGTTTTGGTATTCAATGGGAAGAGCAGGATGCAATTGCATTCGCTGATGCTGCTTCAGATTCCTAATCTGTAAACAGTTTTTTGGGGGATAAGAGTTAATTCTCTTGTCCCCCTTTCCAATTTATAATGATATAATACAACAAGGAGGATACTATGTCTGATGTTAAACAAAATAATAAACAAGCCCTTGGATCAGTTGGTAACGGCATATTTGGCACTGTTACTGTATCTTCAGAGTCGTTCTCAGAAACAACAGAAAAAAAAGAAAAAGTTATAAAAGAGACTGTAGCAGTATATTCTCCTAAAAATATATATTGGTCAGGCGTTGGAAAAGTATTAAAAGGATATAATATAGTAGAAAAGCACAATGCTGAAAAATGGCTAACAAAGCCAGGAATGAGAATTGCTGACCCAGAAGAGGTAGCGAAGGAATATGGTTTATAAATGGATATATTAAGAGTACCTACATACCCAAAGGTAACTACCTGGGATGTACCAGAAGCAAGCGCTAACTATACTATTTACGTTGAAGATTTGGTTGATCACGCAATTGTAAGTTCTAACGTAGTATCAAATTCAAGTTCTCAGGTTACCTATAGTTTTGCTCAGTCTGAACTACTTTTAGACAGAAAGTTTTTATTTCAAATTTTAGATGAAGATGAAAATATTGTTGTAGAGGATAATGTTGACATAATAAGACCATACGTAAATCCAAACTCTCTTGGTTCAACAGCATCAGAAGTAGCAGAATATAAGCAACTAGAAATGGTCGCAAGATCAATAATTGACACTATTGTTGCTGATGGTTTTTATAACTCAAAACAAGTTGTAGAGGGCGTAGGACAAGGATCTGACTACTTTAGTATTTGGAAAGATTTTAACAAGGTATTAAAGGTTTACGAAAATAATATATTGGTCTATGATTTTGAAACACCAGATGATAATGAATATATTTGGAATTCTACAGCAGATAATTCTGGAATTAAAAGATATGTTGCAGATGAATATAATAGAGTTGAGCAAGGCGCAATAGTTTTACCACCAGCATACGGAGATTTGGGATCTGTTGGAACAGGAAGAGTTGTTGATTTTCCAAGAGGGTATGATTATATATTTATTTTAGATGCTGGATATAAAACAGTACCATCAGATGTAGAGTATGCAACTACCTTATTGATAGAAGATTTAAAATGTGGAAAATTAGATTATTATAAAAGATATGTAACGTCATATAATACAGACCAATATAAAATTGAATTTGATAAGAGAGTTTTAGAAGGAACTGGAAATATGATAGTCGATAAGATTTTAGATAAATACTTAAAAAATATTATTAAGCCAGGTGTGATTTAATGATATGCGAACCAAACGATTTTGTACATCCGATGTGTGCAGATGTTTATTATGCAATACCCACCCAAGGTAGTTTTGGAGAAATAAAAAAGGAATGGTTACTAGATAGAACAATTGCATGCAATGCTGCCCCATCTGCTAGAAAAAATATTGAAGAGTTAGATCCAAAAATGATTTCTCAACTTAACAATAAACTAAATGCAAGATCATTAACAGACTTAAGAACATCATCATTAGATAAAAATTATGCAATAACGGATGTTTTGATTGCTAACGTAAGAGACAGATATGGCAATATGATATATAAAGAAACCGCTGGCATTCGTTCTGGGAAAGGCACAATATACGAAATTGCAACTATTCAACCATTTGTTGGACCATTTGGAAATATAGAGTCATATCAGATGGTTTGGAGACGCACCGAAAGCCAAGCATCGGTAGACTAATGTTAGTTAAATTAAACACTAAACTGTTTCAAAAACAACTAGATAATATGGTCGAGTATTCCTTTGGATTTTTAGAAGGTGTTGAATCTGGTAAAAAAATATTTTTAGATAATCTTGCAAGAGGAACTATTGAAGGTTTAAAACTATATATAGACGCTATAGCAAGAAGCAATCCACAAGCACTACATCATGTATACGAATGGTATCAAACAGGAAATAGAGGACAACGATTATTTGATATTGACTATAGGGTTACCACTTTAGGAATATCTATTACTTCCAAATTTAGACAATCCCGGTCTATTCAATCTGGATCCTATGAACCATTTTATAATAAAGCAAAAATTATGGAAGATGGCATTCCTGTTGTGATAAAACCAAAAGGAAATAATGCGCTTGTATTTGAAGATAATGGAACAACAGTATTTACTAAAAAAACTATAGTTAATGATTTTCCTGGAGGACGAGAAGTTCAAGGATCATACGAAAAGGTATTTGATAGTTTTATGAATACATATTTTGCTCAATCATTTTTAACTGCAACAGGCCTTTATGAATACTTAGATAATCCTAAAATATATAAGAAAAACTTTGCAGCAGGAATTAAGGGTGGTAAAGCAGTAGGCAAAGCAACAGGATTTAAATGGATGGTTGATGCAAAAGTTGAGGTAGAATAGTAACATGGTACTCGCCAGAGCAAACTTTGATTTTCCAGCATCATATATCAATGAGTATTTACACGAGCAATTTAGTAAATATGACGATATAAACATGGCTATAAATCCAGACGTACCATCATATATTCCATTTTTGCCTGCAGCACAAGCAGTTAATATTTCAGACATTTATCAGGATTTACAGACATCGGCAAAGGAAAAACTTCCTGCTGTTTTGTTTTATGACCGAATGATGCGCCTAAGATCTAGCGCTTTTCCAGTAGGCAAAAGAGAGCAAGTTTTGTATACAGTATACGGAGATATTGAAAGTTGTACTAATATTGGAAATGTAATGCTAGCGGTCCTAGATCGAGAAGACTACTCTGCTCAAGATTTAAATAAATGGATGACCGATAACAAAGCAAGCCTTGTTGCAAAAGAGTTACCCATGAAAGTATTTTTTAGAAGCATCAGGGTCTTTCAAGCAGATGAATCCCAAGACCTAGTTGAGTTAGACGGGTACAGAAGAGGAAGCGTTCATAAGTACATAGTAGAATACGATTATCATTTAAAAGACAATATAGACTTTCTTGAGTTTGATAGGCCGTTACATCCACAATGGCCACAAGAAGAATCATAATAAAAGGCTGTATAATTATGGCGAGGAAACAAATCGTCCATATACTAACCAACAAAGAGGTGAAATAAATGGCATATACAAGAGGTACATCTAGC